AAATTTATTCAGAAGAAATAAATTACGTGATGATCTTCTTGGTGCTACCACCACTTTCAATAAGTATCAAATTTCTGATGGAGAAAGACCTGATACAATAGCACAAGATCTGTATGGAGATCCTCAGTTAGACTGGGTTGTCATGATGGTGGCAAACATCGTCAATGTAAGAGATCAATGGCCGTTATCCGACAATGAACTGTATAAATTTGCTGAAGAGAAGTATGGAACAAAATTGAATGATGTTCGTTTTCATGAGACTACCCAGGTAAAAGATTCTTCAGGAAGACTTATTTTACCAAAAGGAAAGATTGTTGACTCTGATTTTACTATTCCAAAACCAGGAACTGATACTGCAACACTCAATCCAGTTGTATCAGTTAGTAATTATGATTATGAAATAAGAGAGAATGATAAAAAGAGAAATATTAATGTATTAAAAGCAGACTACTTAGGAATGTTATTAGATGATATGAGAACTATCATGAGATATGATAGATCTTCAAGATTTATTGATAGTCAGACAGTATTTACAGAAAACACCAGAAATACATCTGCAGAATAAAAAAGGGGGTCGTTAGACCCCCTTCTCTGTATCAGTCTTCTGCCAGTTTGGCGAAGTATGACAGAGCATCGTCGTCATCTTCTGTTTTGTTTGACGACAGAGTGATGTCAGGATCGTTGAATCCAGCATCAGTTGTGGTGGTTGTAGTTTCACCACGATTAGCAGCGCGGAACTCTTCTTCCTCTTGAACGGTCTCTTGGTCTTGGAAACGAGGGGTGCCCTTGTTACCCAGAACGTAGTCAAGACGCTTCTTCAGAGTGTCATAGTCCTTGAACTGGTCTGCAGCGACGAGTTCTGCCAGGGAGTATTCTTTCTTCCAGATTGCTTCCATAGCATCATCATCGTCCAGCAGAGCAGACTGTGCAGCAAACTCAGAGGAGTCATAGTTGCGATAACCAGCAACGTTCTTTGCCTTCAGTTTGAAGTTGGCACCTTGCCAGAAGTCAAAGGGATCAATTGCTTCCTCATCTTCAAACTCGGGTTGCATGGCAGCAGTGAGTTTGTCAAAGATCTTCTTACCGAACTTATAGAGGAACACACCACCTTCGTTAGCAGGGTTGGCAGGATCCTTGACGACGTAGATGTTTGCCATGTAAGTCAGCTTACGCTTCTGCTTACGTGCCAGTTCCTTACCTGCATCGGTGCCGTTGTTCCACAGCATCGTGTTGTATTCGGACACAGGATCCTTCTGACCCAGAGTGGTCAGAGAGTTTTCGATGTACCAACCGCCAGGACCCTGGAAGGCGTGAGAGTACAGTTTGACGAAGGGCAGATCTTCTCCATTGGGAGCAGGAAGGAAACGGATAACAGCATAACCGTTGCCGCTCTTATCACACTCAAGTTTCCAGAGACGCTCGTCTCCAGAACTACCTGCTTTGTTCATCTTGTCAACTTCTTTGACCAGTTTGGCGGTCAGAGAACCCAGTTTGGATTGCTTCTTAAGATCAGCGAAAGACATTCGGATTACCTCGGATTTGTTTGGATTTGGGAGATTTACTTGGATAGTATAACGAAGTTTTGCTCAGGTGTCAATGTAGTCTTTGAGCGATTCAATGGTCTTTGTCATGCTATCAAACAAAGTCTTGATGTCTGTGGATGGAGGGAACCCCATCATCAGAACAGACTTCTGCAAGTTCTCTTTCATCTCAATCGCTTTAGGATCGTCTGAAAGAGAGACTCTAGTATACATCACTTGCTGCTTTTCTAGCAAGCCCTGTAACATTTCAATGTGTTCAATTTTTTCATCACGAGTCATAGTACCAAAAGACATTGCATTTGTATAGATCTGCTCCTGCAGATCATTAATATCTTCCAGTTCGTTCTTGATAATATCAGACTCAAAAAAATCACTCATTTACTATTTCCCTTAATAACTTCTTGTAGTTGAACACATCAATATTTATGAAGGGTGCATATTTTTTGATTTTCAAACTGACGGTTTCCCACACTGGATCAGTAAGTTTCTTGTCAAAGTCTTCACGAAAATGGAAGATTTTTTCGTAGATCACGAAGTTTTCTAGCGACAATCTCCCGCTTAGATACTCCTTGAGAATTTTTGGATGTCCTTTGGAGCAGTCGAATAGACTCTCCAATCCGTTCTCCGAGAGTAATTCGTTGCTTTGTTCTTTGAACAAGTAGGTTGAACTCTGCCGTCGTTTCATCCACTCGGCGTATGTCCTTTCTCCAGAATTGATAATTTCTCCAATCCATAGGTTCTGTGGGTTGTCAGCAGCGGAAAAGTTAGATACTAGAAAGTCAACGACTTCACTGTCGTCATACTTACGGGACGTTTTCTCAAACCAATACTTATCTTTCCTCTTATTAAAAGACGCCATGGATGCCCGTGATTTGGCACCATAGCGAAAGAAATCGTACTTTGGATTTGTGAAATGATTTTTTAGTGACAAATAATGTTTATAAGTTTCAAAGGGCGTCACGGTCATAGAGGAAGTTTTGCTCGCGATGTTTTCTTCATGAAGTTGAGGCGAATAGCGTCCCACTTCAAACGCTCTTTCAATGGTTTAGAAATGAGCTTCGTTACAGAGTCTACCTCAAGACCGTTGATTTCGCAATAGTGGCAAATGGCGTCAATGTAGTTGATCTGTTCTTCAGCGACAATCTTTTCAATCTCCAAGGCAAACTTAGAGGGAGTCAAGAATTTGCTCTCTATGACTTTTTCTAGTTCCTTATTTGGTTCCATATTCCTCCAGTTTATCTCTAACAAACTTTCCAATGTACTCGGTAAGAAGTTTGATGTACTTTGATTTGTCTCGTTCTTCATAGACGACGCATTCTCCATTTTCACAAGCCATGATGATTACAAGTTTTTTGACTGAGATACCAGTCAATTCATATAGCATACAACCATATGCCATACACTGAACAAAATAGTGTTCGATCCAACCCCGTGGTTTGGGTTTGGCGGATGTTTTGAAGTCAATTATTGCTAACTCGCCGTCATATTCAGCGATACAATCAACTGTCCCTGCAATACCGAGTTGTTTACTATACAGGGAACCTTCAAGGGCGTAAATATTATTTATACGTTTCAGATTTGCTTTAGAAATCTTGAACAGAAAGTCAGAAATAGGAGGAACTTCAGGAAGTTCTTCATTCTTCATGTAATGTTCAACCAGAGTATGCATATCAGTGCCACGTTTTGTAGCACGCTTCGTGATACGATCTGCTTCTTCATCACCAACTCTTTTGCGCCACTTTACAAAGATCTCTTTGTTGAAATGACTTGTGACTGATGTGATTGAAACTAACTTTAGTAGTTCTTCTTCATCAGGCACCGAATAATATCGGACACCATCAATAGTTTCCCTACTCAGTTTTGGAAGTTCAATATCAATGTGATTGAAGTTCGTTATGCCAGTGGACGTAAGTTCGCTCATAATATTCTTGGTTTGGTTCATCTACGAAGTAATACATTGCTATTGAGTATCTTTCAAAACCTTCTGGGCAGTTCAGTGGAGCAGGATGTCCATGAACCGAATCATCAGATAATGTGAAAATAACTGCTCTATTCATGATGGGAGCAACCATATGCTCCCTTCTCTTTTCCTTTTTATTCCAAAGTTCAAGATGACCGCGCCACTCATCTTCCCAATTGGGATTGAGATAGAGTAACATATTCAAGACCCTAAACTTTCTAGTTACAGGATTTACATTATAATCAACATGTAAATTAAGTCTACCACCATTTTCAATTTTGTGGCATCCACCACCCCACATGTGGGGATCTGGAATCAAATTTGAAATACCTGTTAGATCTTTTAGAAACTGAAGAAATATTGGAGAGTTGAAGTAAGTAAGTACATTAGATACTGTTGGTACTTCATATCTGAGTTGCTCTACACTCTGTTCATCCCAAGGAGTAAACCATTTGTTTACTTGGTTGTCAGTCATGTAAGCATTATTTTCAGTATGCTCGGTGACCCAATAATTAGTCTCCTTCAACTCCTTGAAGCACTGCATGGCAACGACCGGATTGATGAAGTTGTCAATAATTATGTTTGGGAATGGTTTAGCATTCTGATAATGAAAGTTAAGTTTGGGACCCAAATCATAATCACTGAATATTTCCATCAAAACCCTGCCTCTATTTTAGCTAAGATATACTCTTTGACAAGTCCAGAGCGAACAATATCATCCACTCCAAATTCAATTATATCAAAAGAATTCATTTTACGCAATACATTCATAAAATCAACGATACCATTACGTTCGTTAGTTTTATTTAAGTCAGACTGACGAGAGTCTCCGCAGAAACAAATTCTAGTATTCTCACCAACACGAGTGATAATACTGTCAAGTTCGTGGAAGTTTAGGTTCTGATATTCATCAACAATGACAATCGCATTATCAAGAGTTGTTCCACGTAAGAATGATGTGCTCCAGAACTTAATCGTTTCTTGTGCCTTGAGATTGCCGTACAGCATCTCAAAATCAGCATCACTTGGCATCTGGAACATGTACTTCACCATGTTCTTGTAAGGGATCTGGTAGATATCTGCCTTATCCTCATGAGAACCAGGAAGAAAACCAATCTCTCTGGTCGCTACGAGTGAACGTACAAGATAGATTCTCTCATAGGGAGTTCTCTCATCCAGAACGTCTCTCAGGGCATTATAGAGGGTAATAAAGGTCTTTCCTGTGCCCGCACAACCATAAGCAACGATATGCTTATCTTCTTTATATGAGTCAAAGAGTCGTTTTTGATTTTCAGTTAGAGGTTCAATATCAACAAGATATTCTTGACTGAGCGGTTTCTTCCGCTTCATCTGCTTTGTCGTGAGTCCAACCCCAATTGGTTGCTCTGCAGATGCTCTTTTCCTTCTTGCCATATTTAAAGTTTCTTGATAGTTGAACCAGGCATTTTTTGCGCTCTTTGAAGAACGTCATTCCAACCAGGATTCTTCTTGCGAAGTTTATCCTTCCACTCACCTACCTCACCAACACCTGGTGCGTTTTCTGGAGTGTAATATCTTTCCCAGTCAGGATTGTCTTCCTTCCACTGATCCCAGTCATGAACGCTCATAACAACGTCTTTCGTTTCACCAGTTTCCTTATGTTTTACTGGATATGTAGCCATAGTTATAAATTCAATGTGTTGTATTTAGACCCACTCAAGTGCTTCTGCACAAGTTGGAAATTGCTCTACGAAGATCTTCTTACATGCCTCTGCAATCTCCATATGCTCCTTCTGAGTGCCGTTAGCAGACCTCAGAGTGATGTAGTGAATCCATGAGCGAACAGACCCCGACATATACATTCTGGTGGGCGTGGCGAGGGGAAGCACGAAACGAGCACACTCCTTTGCGATTCCAGAGTCAAGCATGGACTGATACAAGACCATTGCTTCATCAAAGTGACGACGAATCTTGATTTCATACTCTTGCTTGACAAAATCATCAATATCGTCAATAGAGTTCTGACGATTCTTTGTATCTTGACGACGCAAGTCAAACATGGGAATAGACTCTGCCAACATAGAACTGTCGGCATACCGTTGCGACCATTCTTGATATGTAAATGAACGGTGCCTCAAAATTTGAGCTGCCAGACCCCTGGTAGTCTCAATCTCAAGTGTCATGAATGCCTGCTCAAACACAGACCAGTGGTTATGTTTGATGCAGTATCCCAACAATTTGGCGTAATTAGGATTTTCTTGATTTTTTGGATTTGACACACGCGCCACGTATGCCATCGTCTGCTCCGCATCGGGAGTTACACTGATCAGTTTAACGCTCATTTGAATCCTCGTTTCTCCATAGCATCTAGTTCATTGAGTTGCTCTTTTACGGTTCGCAACTGCTTTTTAAGTTCTCTAATCTCATCTTGTGAATAAAGATGATCCTGTTTGATAAGACGCTCAAGCATCTTAACCAACTTCTTACCTCTGTTTGTCATCAGTCTGGATACCCATCGTCATCATCAAAAATTTCATCATAATCAACAGGTGCACCTGGATTGAATGATGATTCTGGTTTGTATGCCTCAGGATCAGAGTAAACCTCTGCTTTAAGTCCGTCAACTAATAACTCAAGGTTCCTTACCAAAAGTTTTAATCGTTCTCTGTCCATAGTTCAATATGCACTCTTCCAATTATAGCACAAAAAAAAGAGGGTGATCAACCCTC